GTTAGCCCAATTTGCGTTGTCCGCAGGATCAACGCCCAAGTCATCTGCCAAACTTTCGAACTCATCCAATGCGGCCACCGCTTTATCGTAGTCATCTCTTAATGCATCCGCTTCGGTTTCTGCATCTCCTAAAACATCAAATACCGCATTACTAACTCTTTCGAGCTCCTGCATAATATCAGCCATTCTATTATCGAAGGCATCTGCTTTCTTAATGCCTAGTTCCAACAATTCTTGAGCTTCTTTTACGTCGTCCAAAGCACTAAGCTTTAGCTTTTCTTTAGAAAGAGCTACTTCGGCTTTCTTGGCTGTTATCTCAGCCCATACTTTCTGAATGCTTTTCATCGGTTTGAGATTTTACCTAATACACGATCTAAAGTAGACTTACGGCCATTCTGTGCGAAACGAATAATATCTTTTTGAGGCTGTGCTTCCGGGTTCGCCTTGATAGGCTTACGAGCTGGTTTTCTGCTCATCTCAACTTTTTCTTCTTCGCCTTGCTTTTCGTACTCAGCCATCTTACGCTTCATCTCCTCGACTTGCTCTTTCACTTCCTCGATAACCGGAGCGATAACCTCAACAACAGTTTCAACGATCTGTTGTACTTCCGGAGCAACTTCCTCAGGAGCTTCAACGACTACTTCTTCTTCGGCCATTTCCACTTCTTCTTCTTCTGCAACTGGAGCTTCTTCTTCTTCTTCAGCGGATACTTCTTTGATCTCGCTGATGATACCTTCTTCAGTTACAACCAAGATCTTCTGATCTTCCATCTCGTATTCTCCAACCGGTAGTGCTACGTTCTCATCTTCTGTGGCGATGAAAACAGCTTCTCCAGGTTCAAAGACTTCAGCCTCAAGGACTGTTCCGTTCTCAAGTTTAGCGGTTGCCAAAGCAACCTCCTTGGTTTTCTTAGCCAACTCTACTGCTAGTAGTTCGGCAATCTTGCTAATTGTTTTCTTTGCTTCCATAAGTAATTAAATAACTAGATATAAATATATTGTTTCATTTTTATTCTTCTAACTCGCCTAGTTCACGTAGCTTGTTGCGAGACCAACCTAGTCCGGCTTTGCCTCCCCATAGCAAGAAACTAATCGTACCACAGGCCGTAGTATCGCTTTCGTCGTAGTACTCCTCTGCTCTTGATAGGTAGCTGTACATACGCTTAATGGTTTCCACCGATAGTGGGCGGCCAGCTTCGAGATCGGCTGCCCTTTGCTTCCCTACGGCCGTGGCGCACTTGTTGCCTTGCTTTTCGTTAAGCTCTCTACCTCTTTTGGCATTGTTTCTTACTCCGTCGCCATAATCTGAATAGCTTTCAAGATCTACGGACTCAAGCTCTTCAACAATCCACTCCATCAGCTCCATAGCTTCCGCTTCTTGTTTCTGCTGGGTAGCCATATTTACTTTGTCAGCAAAGTACCCTTCAATAGAGAATCCCTTGACCTTTCCTTCCTTGACAAACTCTTCCCAGACTTGATCGTTATAAACTTTCATACTTACCATCCACGTTCCTATGGGAACGTCGAATCCGTAAGCTCTGCTCTTGTCTTGTTCGCTTTCTACAATCCAACTCTCAACAACACTCAGTCCTTGTAGCTCGTAGCTATGCTCCATCGTGCTTTTGTTTTGATTGCCTTCTGATAGGAACAGCTCACTTGCCTTACGAACCGTATCACGTGAGAAGTATATGTAGTATTCTCCTTCTTCGTTTCTGCGATAGATCGTTTTGTTAGGGATAAGGGCCGGGCCCATCAAGACACGCTTCTCACCCTTTACTTCTGCAAGTCTAATCTCTTGCTCTTTCTTTAATGCAACGAAGTCAGACTCGATAGCTGGGTACTCCACGATTGAGATCGCTTGTACCCCACTAAACATTTGATCCTCGTCAAGTATTAGCTCTACTATTTTCACAATGTTGCTGATTTTATTCTATTTCTATCTAATTCTTGTTGCGTAGTTACATCGCTTCCTACTACATAAGCCTTTAGAGGCGTTTTAGAGAGGCTTTCTGCTATCACGTTGGCACCGCTGCCGCCAACAATATTAAAACTCGGAGAAACGCCTCCTGCTGGTGCCATACCAGCTCCGGATCCTTCAGATGGAGCGGTAGGAGCTGCTCCACCTTGAAACTGCGATTTACGAATTTGTTGTAGCTGTGCAAGACCGAAGGCCGTAGCTAGTCCTGCCTGAACGATAGGGTAGCCGGGGAAGGCTACCGTTAATGGAGACTTTTGAGCAGTAGTATAAGCATTCTGCACCCCCTCAATAGTACCTAATACAACATTAGCCGCAGATAAAGCCTTTTGAATTTGAAAGTTTCTACGTTGTTTCTTTTCATCCTCACCTGCAAATGCATCCGATAGCGCTGATAAGGCATCGAAGGTAGCGTGAGCGGTTTGTAACGCATCGGCTTTTCTTTGTTCCCGATTTGCATCTTCTTTATCTTGATCCTCTTTTCTATATCTTTCCCGAATATCGTTGAGGTCTTTCTGCTTTTTCTCCTCGATGTCCTTCATTATATCGGCATCGTCTTGGTAGTACTGCTCAAGTTGATAGTACTTATCGGCTACTGCATTAAGCTCTCGCTCTTTATCCGTTAACTGCTCTTGATATAGGCTGTCAAGTGCCTTAGACATTTCTACTAGGAGTGAATCTGCCTCCGCTATTTCTGCTTCTTTGGATCTACGAAGCAAATCCTCATAAGCTGCGGCTGCCTTTTCCTCTGCATCTTTTCTATCTTTTAATGCTTGGGCAACGGCTGCATCTGTCTTTGCTCTACGCTCTAGCTTTTCCCTTACTTCCTCTTGTTGTTCTATATTCTGACCCTCTAGAGGTATCAACGCTTCAAGGGCTTCTTGGTATTCTTTTTGCGCTCGGTTAATATCCTCTTGTATCTGTGACCTAGCCATTTCCTCAGCTCCTGCCTGTAGCTCCCTTTGGCCTTGAGCGAGTTCTTCGGTAAGAAAACCTACCTCTATAAGAGTTTGAATCTCTTTTTCTGACGCCGCCCGTGATTCTTCGATTGCGCCTCCTAATTTGTACATCCTTGCGTACTCCTCTTCTAGTTGCTTGGATGCCGCACTTGCTTTTGCTCGTGCAAAAGATAGCCTAATATTTTCCTCGACTCTTTTATTAAGTAGCCCTAGCGACTCAGCGTTTGCTAGGTCAACATCTTCGGTGGCGATACCTGCTTCCTTAAGTTTTTGAAGAGCTGCTAGTCTATCTTCTTCGGCTGCCGTTACGTCTTGTACTACACCTAAATAAGTTTTTAGGCTTACCTCAGTCGTTTGCGCTGATGCCGAAGCAGAGGCTAATGCATTATTATACGCCTCCTGCGCTTCTGTTAGCTTCTTGGTTTCCTCTGCTCCAAACCCAAGCCATCCTACGAAATCTTCCCAATACGCAATGAGCGCACCAACACCCGCCACTATCGCACCGATACCGGTAGCGATTAGTGCCTTTCTCATTCCGCTCGCTCCCGCAGTTGCTGCTTTAAAAGCGGTAACAGCTTGTTTACCGAATGCCTTAAAACCTCTACCGACGTTGGTGATCATACCGGCCATACCGCCCGTGAACTGATCGAGGACAGTAACAGCACCATCAACACCTTCTTTCGCATCGACTCCGCTATCCGCTAGGTTTTTCATCCCCTTACTAGCGGCCTCTACATTTCCTTCGGCTTTTTTTGCAGATTTGGATAGATTATCAAGGGAAGAATCAGTGGCCTCGCCTACGCTATCAACGGACTTCTTTAAATCCTTTACCGCATCTTCGACTTCCTTGGTTACTTCCGCTGCGTTGCTCTCAACGTTTAGTCTGTATGTCTCTTGCTGCGCCATTTTTTCTTGAAGTGTTGTATAATGTTCTTAGGCTCCTCATATTCGCCCTTTGCTATCCTAATGTTTTCTGTGGTTGGTTCAACCATAGGAAGGATCTCAATCAAGTAACGTATATAGCTCATATTTTACACTTGTATTATTCTGTGGTTATAAATTCACCAGCCTCCGTCGTGAGGTATTCTCCTCCCTCCGATAGAACTTCAGAGAAAGAAGTAGGATCTCCAATACCCATATCATTAAGCAATTCCAAGGTAGCTGATCCGGTATTCAGATCTAGCTTTATGGAGTTGATAATGTAGTTGCGCTCAAGGATTGTCAGCTTATCATTGTTCTTAAGCGTTAACATTAATCCTAGGGGGAGTTGGGCGCTGTATTGAAATAACCTCCTGCTTTGGCTGTATAGACTTGTTATATAGCTTTTCCAGTATGTCTCATATAACCCTGCGCTGAATCCTTGCAATAGGTACGGATCGACCTCCGTACCAAAGTTTATGGTTTTAGTAACGTCTTCTCCCGTGTTAGCATTTACGTTGCTTATTAACCACATATCAGTTTTCTGATTTGCCGACGTATTCATATCTATGTACTGCCAGTGATAGGTCGAGTCAACCGTAATCACGTCGTTGACGTAGAAGATGATAGGCTTTCCTATGTAGGGCTGCCCTTCTCTTGTAATACACTGCCCCACGTTGAGTTCCGTTAGGCCTACACCGGAGCTGTATTGATCGCTCAAGCGCTCAAACAACATATTATCAAAACCTACCTTAACATCAAGCTCACCTCCATCAAATGTAAAGTCTGCACGAAGATCTCCGTATCCAACATCGTTTTGCAGTCGGTACTGCTCACCAAGTACAGCCTTCGTCTCGTTATACTCGAAGCGAATACGTCTATATAGCTCTGGTCTTTTTATGGTAATGTCGGTGGTATCTACGTATTCTGTTATGTCGTGTGTTGTTCCTTCGTAGTACCATTGGTCGAGTGGATCTATCTTGTACTTGCCGTTCGCTGAACGAACGACCACAAGGTTATAGGCACGAATCAAACTACCTATGAAGTCTACTACCTTCTGCTCGGGTAATTGCTCTGCGATTTCAACAGTTTTCGAAAGACTTAAAGAGGCCGTCCTTGTCGGGTTAGTTATATGCTTTTGAATACCGTCGAAATATCTAATATCAAAGTCTAGGTTGCTTATAGAGATAGCCGAAGCGTCCCAATCGTCAGGCGGCGATATTCTAAAATCTATAACATCGCCAAATTGAAGCTCGCCTAAAAATACATTTTGATTTGCATTACCCGTATGTGTTCTAGTTGTTTGCAGCTCTCCATTTACAAAAGCTTGAATCTTATAAGTATCTGTCGACGTTATTACATAATTATAGTATATAATATGCTGCCCTGCAGCATTGACCCAAGAGCTATTATTTATCGTACACGTGTCGTTAGTAAGATCAAAGTTACTATTATCGGCTGCCGTAAAATCTATCTTTTGTGCGGTGAAACCGTTAGGTTGATCCTTGAACATATAACCAGCCCTGCGATGACACCACATAAATAGCTTACCAAAGTCTGATGAATCAAACAGACCACTCTCGAACTCTATGTCGTACTTGGTCTCTATGGCGTCTAGAATCTTGGTCAGCTTTACAGCTGGTTTAAAGTCATACCAAAAAGCACCGTGGCTAGTGTCGTTATGCCAGTGGATATTACCAGCATCGTGGTTACCACCTTGGGAATTATACAGCCATCTTGTTACCGGAGTGATCATAGGGTAGATAATGGCGTTGCCCGTTCCGGACACGTAGCCATCTATCCCAGCCTCAATGTTGGTATCGTTATAGCCGTGGTCTTGAGCAGACAAATCTAGGACATTAAGAGTGTCCTCACCGAATAGATCCTTGAGTGATGTGGTGGACGTATAGAAGTTTACTGAATAGGCGTATGGCTCATTGTTTTTCAGCTCAACGCTAATCAGCTCAAGTGATCCTTCACGGAAGAAGTTCTTATTTACTTCTATGATAGCATCTGTTCGCAATGCCGCAGTAAATCCTCCGTATATATCGACGTTGTAGTAATGCTTGAATATGGAATTGTTTCTTGCTGAAGCAGGAATAGTAAAGCTTTTGCTATAATCCCCATAGACTGCACCCAAGTCATTTACGTTTTGAGTGGTTAGCATCATCTCTACCGACTCATCACCGAATAGGTCGGCACGTTGGCCGTCAATATATAGATCTAGTTTATACATAGCGAGTATCGTATGCGTCCGTTACTTGAATGGTGTAGTTGATCATCTTGTCGTTGATTGCCTTGCTAAGTCTTAGAGACGTTGTAACGACGTTTACTGGCGCACCATTAAGAAGGATGCGCTCCGACATTAAAAGATCCTTAAAAGCTTCCCTATAACCTTCTACAACCCAGCCACTATTCAAAGTAGTTGACGTTTTACCATTTGTATTGAAATTGGTGTAGTGTGATTCAGTCTTGTCGTATGTAAATCCACTTGACGATGAGCTTCCTAAAGCCTTGCGGTATTCTGAGCTTGTTACTTGGAAGTCATCATCGCTGCGCTTGAAGAAGTATAGGTAATCCCAAACGCCATAGCGATTGATGTAGTTCAATAGGTTGATCTCGTACTTTGGTTCACAAACCTTCTCTATGTCTACCGACTGAATGAGACTGCTTCCGGCATCCAAGATCTGAATCTTGTAGGTTAGTATCTCAGGCTCACTTGGATCTGTGGCGGTAGATCCTTGAGCAATCAACCACGTCCGTAGGTTCTTGACACCAACCGGAATTTCTACTACCCTTCCCTCTGGTTGGGTAGAGCTATGCAGTCCGGAGATGTCTATGTCAAACTGCGTTCCGTCTTGTGCGATGTAGCGCACAAAGTACACGTCGTCTGCTCCATAGTTTCCTAGATGAGCCTTGATAGTTTCTGATCCTAGGGTTTCCTTCACATAGAAGGTGTCAATGGTATGCAGAAACTCCGAGGGGTACTCGTAGTTAGCCTCCTCTGCAAAGGTGTGGTATCCGTTGCTTGAATAGAATATGTCGGTACTACCGGTATCGTTGACTATTGCTGGAGGCGTGGCTTTGTTGTAGTAATTAACGTCATAATCTACTTGCACCCACCATATCCCCTTGTCGATTGAGGCTTGGGCTGTGGTTACTTCTCTGTCGTCGTAGTCATTGACGATATACTCCTCTATCAATGGAGCTATGTCAAAGCTAAGATCGTATTGTGCGAACACATCACGGAACAAGGTGTATTGTGGATCGGCTGGTCTGCTGCCTCTAGCAGCATTCCATATATAAACTTCTAGCGTAACGTCAACCAACTGATCGGTCAAGCTGGAATAGTTAGCCGTAATGTATATAGGGCTTCTTGCCCCTATAAGTGTGCTTGGTGATACAATAGGCATTAGTCAAATATGTTTTTTAATGTGAATTTCATAAACTCGTCTAGGTCAAGTTGGAAGGATTCTCGTATATCTTTGGGTAGCCTCTTATACTCCAGCTTGAAAGCCTTGCTAAAAAAGTAACTCGGTTTTATTCCTTTTTGGTAAATGCTTCTTTGGATCAGATACACCAAGCTCTTGCGAGATACGAACCTACCCTTTGCATCACGGATACCTCTCAATCCCTTTCGGACTACCCACTTGTCTATTACGCCACGTGGTGGCATCTTTTTCTTGTAGCTGTATGGAGTATTGTATTTTTTCTTAATTCCGCTAACCCCTTTGTCTATAAATTCACCATACGGTTCCATAAGCAAAGACAAAGAAAAGGAATCCCCACTCTTGCTCTCTTTCAAATCGTAGTCAATACTGTCTCTAAGCTTTCCAGAAACAATTCTACGCTGTGATTTTAGATTACGCTGGGCCTTGGACACTACCCCACTCGCAAAGCGCTCTAAAGCTTTCTTTAGGTATTCCGGTTCAAACGCTCCCATTAGCAAACGCTTATGTCATTGTTGGCTATTGTTATGCTTACGCTCATATCCCATCCGGCTACTTGGTTGTCGAAGCGTTCTACGAACGGCTCACAACTTGGAGTACCCGATACTTGATACTTGTCTAAGAATAGGTCGCCTCTTGATAGGTCGCTCCATAGCTTGTTGGCTGCGGCCAACATAGTATTCAATACATCTTGCTCGTTGTCGTTTCCACGAAACGGAATATCTGCCTTGGGATCGTCCTTGTTGAAGTCAACCAAATCCATAAATAAGATGTTCAAGTTAAATGTAACGGTTTGGCTTTCTAGCGTAGCGTTCTGCACAATTATGTGCGACAAAGGAAAGATTGTTTGCTTGGCTAGATCAACGTCAAGCAAGTCTCCCTCGGTAACTGTGTTAATACTAGGGTTCGCTTCCAGCGATACCCTAAGTTTTTCTAATAGGTCGTAGTACCCTCTCATATCTTTAACATTTTTCTTTCTAGTTCATCCTTCTCCTTGGTAAACTGCAAATAAGTTAGTGCGCTGTGGATTGGAAGTCTACTAACTTCTTCAAACCTTGTTGCATCTCCTTGAGCGAGTGCATAAAAGCTGCTATACCATCCCCATTTTTTCCCGAAGTTTGCTTGAGCAGAGAGATCATTATCTCCGGATCCTTTAAATAGTTCGTCATAGATCGAGATAACTCCATCCCTAAACGATAAAAAAAAACCATAGCACTCATTACAACGTCAAGCGGCATCTTCTTCATCAGATCTGCATACTTGTCTGTTCCGTCATATTCTTCTATTGTGTAATACTCTCCTGCTTCGTTTACTATTGGGCGGTAGAGTACCGCCATAACACGGTGCATATTCTTCCAATCTGTAATGTTGTGATCAATATCAGTAAACTCCCCAAGGGTTATCTTCTCAAGATTGGGTACAAAGCCAAATACACGCTTACCTAGACTCTTTTTCATTATCAGGTTAGGCTTCTCCCCTAAATATCTATATATCCTTCCAGAGATATGCTTAACGTCGTTATACGACATCTTGGAAACAAGCAACAAGGGAACGTTGCAAAATATCTCAACGCACTTTTGCGCTAGGAACAATTCGTCCTCGCTTTTCAAAGCTGCGAACTTCTGATACTGCTCTAGCGTTATGTCCTTCTGTCCTTGAGGAACTATAATATCAATCTCCATATCTAAATAACGTTTTTATCTTACTGCGTACCTTCCGTAGTTTGGTCTGCTCAATCGGTTGTATGTTGCATATCTTGCTGCATCAATGGCGTGGTTGAACGCATCTATTGGTTTGTTCAATACCTTGCCGTTATGATCCTCTACGAACTTGTAGTTGCGTAGTTCCTTGATCAAGTTAACGCTTTGCTTGGTAACATTCAAGCGATAGCGCTTCAACATATCAATACCAGCCATTACAGAATCCTTGCCCTTTGCTGTGGGCTTTATGTTCCAGCCGAACAGCTGAAGCTCCTTGATTGACTTCGGTTCTGCCGAGTCAGCGAAGATCTCAGTGCGCTTGTCGAAGCCAAGCGACTGCAGCTTAAAGTGTATATCACGGTTTGTTAATCCAGTCTCATACACAAGCTCTTGGAAGTATAAGTCTATGTCCTTGCGGTAGGCCACGACCAACGTCGTGGGATCGTTTGTGAACCCGAAGTCCATTCCAGCTGCAACAAGCGAAGCACCTTCCGGTATCTGCTCTACTTGTTGATGCGTGAAGATGACAGACTTGCTTTGACCACGCTCCCCAAGACCATAGATGTTCCAGTAATTTTCGTCCGTTTGTTTGAGGCGCTCGATCTCTGATATAATGCTACTTGATAAGAATGGATTATCAAGGTATGTAGTTTTGTAGAATGTTGCATCGTCTCTCGGTATCACACGATCATAGATCCAGTGATATTCGTCCGATGGGTTGTAGTCTATAATGATGCGACCGGTGGTACGCATAATGAGTTGTTGCCAGTCCTCGAAGTATAATTCGTTGGCCTCGTTGATGAATAGCATATCACGCTTACGACCACGAACCTTTTGTGGTTGATCTAGGGATATGAACTCAATCATATTCCCACCGAGGTGGTATTCGCTGCTACTCTTGTTGTGGTTGTCGGGATTGTATCTTTTTGCTCGTTCAAGGATCTCAAAGAAGTCCCTCATCACGGAAGCACGAACAGCCGGGAAGGTCTTACGGCATATTGTGATAATCTGACCACTTGTCTCCGGACGGAGACAGTAGCTCATAATCCATATAAGGATGTTGTAGGTTTTGCCGGAACGAGTACCGCCCTGCTCAATTACAATCCTGCTATCAGTTTGTTCAAGGTGCTTAAATACGCAGTTAGTCTGTATCGTTGCCATCTATGATCTCGATGCGGAGACCTTCGCCTCCGTCGTGTTGAATTTCTTGGCGCTCAACATAGCCTCGCTTCTTTCCTTTGGTCTTGAGGTAGAATATTGTTGAGGTTGGATTGCCGTTCATAATCTGCTGGTGCAGCTGTGTCTCGGCAAAGTCCAGCGCTACGTTCTCAAGATCCTCGACAGCATCCTTGTAGGACTCGTCCTCTCGCAACCATTTGTAGTGGGTTTCCCTTGATATTCCTACGCTCCTACAAGCGCTTGTAACGACTCCTAGCGATTTCTCCAATGCTTGGATCATCGCCTTTTTATTTATGTCAGTTTTTGTCATTCTTCTTTTTGTTTTTCAGAAGCTCGTTTACGCTTTCGTTATGAAGGTCTTGCTGTCGTTTCTGCAAGGTGGCCAAGTGTTCCGGATCCAACCGTTTCTTTTCTCTTTGGGTTTTCACCTTACGTATTCTTGCTATCTCATCGTTGATAGGTTCGCACTTCCACATCTGCTCGAGGGAGTAATATACGACAGAATATCTATATGCGTGATCGTTCTCGTATTCTATGGTGCTTACTCCGTGTAGGATTTCCTGCCCATTGAAGATGGTCAGGGTATTATCTGCTACTTCTAATGCTATGTCTAGTTCGGGTATTATGAGATAGCCTCCTGCTACGTCCTTTTTAAGGACGACCATATTAGACAGCACTCCCTTGAAGTTACCACTATCGAAGTGGTACTTGAGCTGGTTGTTCTTATTCACAATTCCAGAGGTGAACGGACTACCACCAATCGTCCAATCTTCCATTACCTTTTCTTCTACGAGCTTTGTGTGGAACTCATAACGTTCAGGGAAGTATTGTTTGTAATATCCTACCAGCTCCTTGGCGAAGCTGGATATAACATAGTGCTGCTTCTTTTGATCGGTAGCCATTGTGGTAGCGGAACAATAATCTTGCCTCATAGCCAATCTCGGCCTAAAGCCGAATATGGCGCTTGTAGAGACCAATCCCCTTGAACGCTTACCGGTTATATAGTTTGTATTTTTAACGGCCCAGCGAAGCCCTGAAGTATCTTCTTCGAGCTTCTTATACAATACTACCGGTTCGTTATCTACATAGATGATAACGTCCTCTTTGATTAGTGTGTTTACATCGGATCTTAGTGCCGTGCGTTTCTTGTATTTAGCAATGTCAATCTCCTTCCGAGTTAGGTGCAGCTCTTTCATATTGGCTTTGACTTATACATTGGATCGGTAAACTTCGGTTCGTACCTCCAGCTTTTGTCTGGCTTCTCTATAATTTTTATAGTAGGATCTATCTCTAGGAACATCTTGATTTGCTCAAGATATTTTGCAGCTCTATCAAAAGACTGACAGCCTCCTTGATTACTTCCAACCGGCTTAGCAAAAATAGGATGCTTGGAGCATCTCAAAACCCAGCCATTGCTTCTGATCGCCATCATATAATGAAAGAAGTCCTCGATCTCAATGAGATCTTCTCTTGTCTTATAGAAGTTTGTCTTTACTATATAGCTTGTTTGGAATCTTTTGTTGATATGGCTGAATAGCTTCTTTTCTGTAATATCGTAGAACTCAAAAGAGTACGGAAAGCTTATTCCAGCAAGATCGTCATACTTATCAAGATACCTATCGAATATCTCAATATCTTCGTGGACGTTTCCTATTGCGTTAATGTCGTCGTCAATCTTGAATATAACGTCATAACCGTTTTCTTCTGCCCATAGCCTTCCACAATGTAGCGAATAGCCTAGTCCTTTGTTTTGTTCTTTGAGTAATATCTTGGTTGGATGATCATAGTTTGGATAGTCATCAGCTTCAAGAATAACTGCCGAATCAATCGGCAGCGTTTCAAGGAAAGGTTTGCAAGTCTTGGAGAACTCCTCCGGTCTGCCCTTGCTAGGAACAAGGACTAACCATTTATGCTTTAGTTTCATACTCTTCAAGTAACGCTAAAATTACATCCGTGTTGCTCTCTAGCCCACGCTCCTGCATTATCTCCTCAAACTTGTTCAATGCGTACTCATACTGATCGTTGTCCAAGTACATCACAATTTGCTTGATCTTATTGTTAATGTATATATCAAGATCTTTGTCCAGCTGTTGCATATCAAACTCCGGTTCAACATCCTCGTCAAAGTAAGATGCTGGAATATCAAGACCCCACTCGCTGAGATCGTTGATCTCCCACTCGTTGGCCAATAGATCCCAATCCCACTCACCAAAGCTGCTGTTGTCCTTGATTACAAATTCTCGCTTTTGATCCTCGCTAAAATCCGAGGCCTTGATAATGTGTACTTTTTTTAAACCAGCTTCTATACAAGCTCTCAAACGCATATTCCCTCCAAGTACAACCATATCGTCGTCCACGACGATTGGTCTTACCTTGAGCATCTCGGGGAACTCCTTAATACTTTTCACAAGCTTCAAGAACTTATTGTTCTTAATAACTCTCGGATTGCTTGGTGATAGGTTTACATCAGTAATTGGTACTAATTCAGTTTTCATATTTAAAAGGATTTTAGCCATTCACCGGCTACGTGATTTTCAGTATAGTAATTTTCTTTCGGCTCTTGCTTCCAGTTTTCGTTTCTCCATTTTGTCCAGCATAATCGTAGAGGCCTATAAGAGGGCAGTACAGCCTTCAAAACTCTTGACAAATATCGTGGGCCGGTTGTTTGTAAAACAAACCGTCCTTTCCAAGTTTTATATACCTCTATGTTTTCCTTCTCTTTATAGTTTTCTTCCATTTCGCTCAGCAATATCTGCCAAAAAAGAAAACCTTTGGGTGAGCCCATAAGATCGTTGTGAACAAAGTCCTTGTTGCCTTCATAAAAGTTGCTCATATTGTGCATAATTAATCTGTTGCTCAATAGATCGTCAAAAGGCTTGAGTGGTAGGTGATCAAGATCTACATAAATTCCACCTTCACAATAAAGTATAGCGTATCGTATATAGTCGATACGCTGAATATCGTATCGAAGGTTTTTATAGAACTCAAGGTACTGCGGTAACTTGGTACGCATTAGCTCCAAGCAATCCTCCTCCGTCCATAACTTATATTCCCAATCAGGATGCATAGCTTGAAACTGCTTTGTGCTTTCCTTAAAAAGTGAAAGCTCGGCAAGTGGTTTGTCGAGCTGAAAGAATACTTGGTGTAGTTTCTTTGGGATCATAAAGTTTCTTCTATATAGTAACTATCTAAGTCAATTCCTTCTTGAAAGAACTTACGGTACAAATCTATACCTTTTCTTGTTCTTGTCTTACCGCTTTCGTAAAATTCCTCGCTACAATGGTAGACGCCAATATCAAGACTGCCTTTGTCGATAGCGACAAAGTGGAAGTTTTCCGGTGGTATTCCGAATAGGTTGCAGTAAATGTAGGCTTGTATGTCATATCCATACTTGTAGGCTGAATACTTGAATGCGTTTAGATCGCTTGTTGTTTTAAGATCTATGATATGATCTCCTTGCAGTATATCAGCCTTCGCTCGGAACGGCATACCGTCCAGCTCATCAACACGTGGGATTTCAAACTCTGCGTCTTTCAAATAGGACAAAACCTTCTCATTCCTCAACATAGCATCTTGAAGCCTTCTTATGTCCTTTTCTTCTTTGACGGTTATAACCTCCCCTCCTTCTGCCGCAGCCTCCTTAAAAGCCTTCGTAGCACGACTCTGAACGTCTACGACCTTGACCTCATCCATCTTATGCGGTTCGAGTACCGCAAGATGAAATAGCTTACCGATCAATAGAGCTTTGGAATTGTTGTTGCCCCCATACGTTGTAACGTAATGGTATGTCTTTGGGGATTGGAGTAGCATCTTAACAGAACTTGAGGAAAGCGCAGCCTTCCCCAAGTATCCATAGTATTGCTCATCATCCTTTGCAATATGCTCTAGATGGCCTACCTCTTGGTAGGTTCCATCTAGCATTAGAATTTCTTTATTACTGTAAAACATCGTACATCTCCTCGCAGTTGAACCAATCGTTGAATAGAGTCTTGATGGCTACTTGCTCCATTGGAGCTGTAATCTCAATTTCATCACGAGTATTCCAGTCCTTGTACACGAAAAAGAAACGTGCATTGTTTCCACGTCCTCGCATTACGATCTGTTCCTCAGGGCCACCCCAAGAAAGTAGCCAAGTCCATTCGTCATCCTCCGGATTGTACGTTAGAGATAGACCATAATTGTTAAGGCCTTCCTCGTCTTGAGTGATCATCATCAACTCGATATCTTCCATTCGAGAGATGTAGTGCTGTCTAGCTGTCATAATTAGTTGGTTTTAAAAGTTCCACAATCAAGTATAAAAAAAGATTGGGATATAAACAAAAATACCAACAATTATTTTTCACTCCATTGAGCGTAGCAAATTACAAGGCGTTGATCTTTGTCTGGAAACTCTCCTTTCAGATCGGTCATACACCGACTGATAAATTCTTGTTGGTTTTCCGATTGATTGGGTTTTGGTAGTGGCATCTTATTCTGTGATTTTATTTGCTAAGTATATGGGTAGGAAGCCCACAGTCTTTACAATCCTTCTCCTATCGCTAAAATGGGAGGTGGTGGGCAAACCACCTTTATCCTCCCACTTCGGCTGGGCTATCTTGTGTAGGTTGAATACGTATATCCCCTTTGGTGTGCTGTTAATGTACATAGGAGTAGTACCGAACTTCTCGCTGCGTTGTATCAGCGCATCGTATTTATCCTTTTCTATCAGCAATTCATCGTAGTGCTTGTTGCGGCACTTCAATTCAATGTCCATCTTGTACTTCAGCGAGTAGCAATCGAAACGTGAAAACTGATCCTCGCTTTTCTTGAGATCAATAACGTGGGTAGCTCTTAATATGTTGAATAGATCAAGCTCCCTCATAAGTCTCGTAAACGCCTTTTAGATCCTCTACAAAGCGTTTCCATTCTTTTGGCGAACACCCGCAAGGTACTGCATACTTATGGCCAAAGACACGTGCGTGAATCCTTGCTAAAGGCTCAGTATATTCCTCGTCTATCTTTCGGCCATCGAACTGGCCGAAGAATTGCTTTAAAGTTTCGTACTCTCCAGCTTCCAAACACTCCATACTTCTCTTGCGAGGGAATAGCTTGTTCAGTTTTTCTTTCCTTGCGTCACAGCCGCAATCGATTCCGGTGGTTTCGCTGAACCAATCAACTACTTTCTTGATACCGGTTGCCTTGGTAATCTTCTCTATGTCATCACCGAGGCCTCTACTTGCCTTCTTTGTACGCTTGGTACTTGGCTTTGTGCTTTTTTTGGATCTTTTTTCTGACATTCTTTATCGTGTTAAATATGGAGCTACTGCTTATGCGACTGCCCTCGCTTAGCTCTCGTATGGTTTCTCCATCGCCATAGTATATTTCAAATATCTTTTGATCATACCAGTGCATATTCTCTATTGTAATCGCTATATCGCTCAACAATTCCTCAAGAGTTTCTTTGTTTCTAGTGTCTTGCTCCTCTTGAATGTTCTTGTCAATCGGATCAGTTGCAGAAACAGATCGTGCCTTCTTTCTTTGCTGGTCGTAATATAAATTCCTTAAAGTAACGTAAACAAAGAAAGTGTTTACGTCATCGTCTCCATACTTAATCTTCTCGTATGTAGTCTTTTCGTAGAGGTGGACGTACATCTCTTGCACAAGATCTCTGGCCGAATCTTTATTCAGACCAAAGGACTGCGCCATCACCAACCAGTCGGTATCTCTTTCGGCTAGTTTGTCAAGGAGTTTCATTCCACTTGCGGTTCATAGGTGGAATATAAACTAAATTTGAATACGCTCCATCAAAGATTCAATCTTTTTTTCAAGATCCTTCTTTTCTTTGCGGAGTTGGCGAATGTCAATCTTGAGTTTTCCGTTCTCAATTTGAGCCTCAAGGATGCGTGTCTCGATCTTATCTATGGACGTCATACAGAAACTGATCGCAGTATATAACTGCTCCAGTTGTAGTAGTACAGTAAGGTCGTCCTTGTTGTGTTCGATCATAGCACCAATCAGGAGCAGTTGCTCCCGTAGTGCCATAGTAGCGAAACCATCCATTAGTAGTCATATTCGTCATATTCCTCACTCACCTCAATGTTCCGAACGGTGAAGTCTCCGTCAATAACTTCATATTCATAGTCGCCACAGCTAATAATCTCGTCGACTAATTCCTCGACACACATAGCGTGATAAAGTTGTGCTGATACTTTGCCCTTGAATGTCAAGGTGCATTCTAAATAGATGTCTCCGTGTTCAATTTGTCTTTTCATAGTTGGTTATTTTATCAAGTTTAAAAAAAACTATTTAGTTTACTACCATATATCTACAAATTTTTTGAGAACTTCCAGCTCATCCCTAGTGAGCTGGTTTCTCATACGCACTTGAATGAGTATATCAAGCAAGGCTTTGTAGTTATTCTTGTTGATTAGCATCAACGCTGTTCCAGCTTTATTCATTGTTACGGTTGAATGTAAACCATTCAATAAATAAACGATCTCGGTTCTGCTCAATCATAAACAAGTGCCAGCTCCAGCGACCACTTGCTATCCGCAGAAGCGATATGTTCCACCATCCTCTGTCTATTTTCTGGCAACCGAACAATTCTATGTCAAAATACTTATGCATCTTTCTCTACTTTTTTAATTGCTTGTGTTTTAATGATCCGCTCAGCAATTTTGTTGCCGATACGATCCATAGCCCTCCGCTGTCTGCGGTTGGGCTTATGGTCTTTCTTGTTCTTCATAGCGTTTAGACTTTTTCTTGAGGTCCTGCAAGTCCTTGTATTGGCTCACAAGCCCCCACACTATAATAACGCCTAGTGTTAGTAATAATATCCACATAATTATAATAGGTTTTTTAATCGTAAGCATTCCTTGTTCAAGTTGTCAGCCCTCTCTTGAGTATTTTTAAGCGCTTTAGAGAGCGTTTTGTTCTCGTGGCGAAGGGTTTTAAGCTCTTCAATATATTTCGTCTCTAAACGCTCTATTTTGCCTTCATAGATGCTAGTATAGCGTTGTATCATACCCTTTTGATTTATCTCCGGCTCTGCCGTTCGGATATAATCTCTTATAACATCTTCATATTCATCAGTCTGCTTAGACAACATATCGCTAAAAAACAAATACGCTTGAGCGTAAGCCTTATCTCTTATGATATTCCAGCTGTGGTTGTTTCTTGCGTGGATTACCGTGGCGTGATGACGTCCGGTAATCTCTCCGATAGCTTTCATTGATAAGGTTGTGTTGTCCAAACAAGCAACGGTGAATGCGTGGCGATAGATAACGTTGTGTCTGTCTCTGCTTTTCTTGATATTAAACTGCTTTTTGGCATCATCCCAAATCTTCTTAACTGAAAGTTGATATTCAAGTATAATCATAATAGTCGGTAATGTATTTTCTTGAGCCATTCCTTCTTGCTCGGCACGTCTCCATACTTGACGTGGCACGATCTACAAACGGCCATTAGGTTCTCTATTGTGTCGGCACTTTTCGAGCCTCCCATACCTCGTGCCTCGATATGGTGGATATCTACGGCTTTAGAACCACATACCTCGCAAGGTATGAAGTCCTCAAGGCCATAGTCGAAGTACTCCATATATATTTTAGTATGTTTCTTCATTTCTCGCTATGCTTTACAATCTCAATATGTCTATGGAGCTTATCTGAAATATCCTTCATATCCTTCCGGTCAAAGATAATGTTATATAGTCGAAGGAGCTGGTCGTTATCAAGATCTATATAGTGTTTCATCTATTAAGCAATTTGTCTTTAGAAGTAGCGATACGATGCTTGTCGCCTATGTAATAATTCCAATAGGCCTCAACGCTGCATTCGGCCTTGTATTGATCTGGCATACATTGTGGCGGTTGAGCAAACGGAGTGGCTGGCATCTTGCTGGGAGGTGAGGCAAGAGCGTAGCGACACTTGGTAATGGTTAGATGATCACGGTTATAACGACGTTTGTACTCGTCGCCAAGGGCCATCATATGTTCATACACCCAATAGTAGTGCGAGACACTACTGCGAGTCCACACAGCAGATGGGTGGTTCTTGTGTGTAGACTTATAAGGCACGTTGTCGTTGCCCAGCTCTCGGTGGGCTGTACACAAAAGCTGAGCTGATTCGAGAATCATCTTGACAACGTGTTTGTTGTACATCAGCCGGGCTGACTGCACCGGGCTGGAATCTAGATAGAAAATGTTCATAATAGAAAAGTTGGTTATACATAGCTATAATAAAAAAAACTTTTGACTTACAGCGTAAGTTGTTCGTCTTTTCCTCGAAGATCTGCAATAAGATCTCGTCCACCTATGGTAAAACCTACGTTCCCTACGAGGCTTCTTAGTACAATAGGTTCTTGCATTGGAGTTGGTCGCCCTCCGGTCTCCATCTCTTTGACCTTGCGGACGTGTAGGTGCGAATACATCCAATCC